TCTTTCTCATTTTCTTAGGTGTATAAGTTGAACCACAAATTCCACATTGTATTAATCCATGTAGAAACGTCTTTTTCTTTGGTAGATTAGATTTGTTTTTAATGGCTCGTTGATGTTTAAGTTTTTGCACTTTGTCGAATAGTTCATTGCTTATGATTGCCTCATGGTTTCCTTTAACCAAATACCGATCCAGTTCTCCTTTATTAATAACCTGTTTCTTTGATAAGTGATTATTTAAGTATGTCTTTTGTAATAGTAAATCACCTGTATAATTACGATTTGAGAGAATCTTTATAATCGATGTTGGACCCCACTTTTTAGATTCTTTTGGTTTTATGCCCTTTGCATCTAGTATTTGACAAATTGCTTCAGCACCATTTCCATCAACATATAGTTTGTAGATGAGTTGAACCACTTCAGCTTCTTTAGGAATTACACGAAATGTCTTGTTTTTCAAGCTATATCCAAGTGGTGACCGTCCTCCCCAAATCTCACCTTGTTGAAATTCTTTCTTGATCCGCCATTTCATATTCTCTGATACACTTCTGGATTCTTCTTGTGCTACGGATGCTAATAAGGTAAGAACCATTTCTCCTTCACTACTTATTGAGTGAATATTCTGTTCTTCAAAGAAGACATCAACATTAAGTTTGTCAAGTTCTCTTACTGTCTCAAGTAGTGTCATTGAATTCCTTGCAAACCTTGATATAGACTTTGTAATAATCATATCAATTTTTCCGGCTTTGGAATCTTCAAGAAGTTGCTGAAACTCTTGTCTCGAGTCTTTGGTTCCAGTGAGAGCTTCATCTGCATACACTCCTACAAACTGCCAATCATTATTATCTTGAATCATTTTCTTGTAGTAATTGATTTGAGCGGATAAGGAATGTAGCATTGCATCTTTACCATTAGATACCCTAGCATAAGCAGCAACTCTAGTTTTCTTTGGTAACTTGGATAATGCTTCGATTTTGGTTATCTTCTTTTCCTTCATCTTTTACCTCCTCTTTGGTTACACCATATATCACTCTTTTAGGGGGTTTAGTCAAGTTGTTAAGACGATGAATGTTACCTTTATTGATACAATATTTGTCTGCTAAAAATGCTTCTGCTTTAAGATATTCAGATTTACTCAAAATCCCCTCCTCAAACATTGATTTAATGGGTGCAATAGATAGGTAATACATTTCTAAATTAGATCGAGTCATTGTGACTTGATCCTTTTCTTTGTTCATTCCACCATTGCCATCTGCATCTATCTGAACAGAATATCTTTTTCTTTTTCCCTTTTACAGACTTCATCTCAAGACCACAGTGTTTGCAATAACCAACAAGGCTTTCCTCTTCCATTCTCAAACAAGCATAACGAACAGTATCAACTTTTAGATCCAGCTCATTAGCAATCTTTTTGTATCCATATCCTTTGTCTCTTAACTCTTTAATTAGTGTGTCATTATTCATACGAACTACCTCCTAAATCATAGTCCGCAGAATTCGTGTAAAAGTTCGGGTTCTTTGCAGAAAAAATCCAAATTGTACTATTTTTATTGTTCATTTTCATATCAATTACCTCCTTCATCAGTTAAATGGCGAGGTATGACACGATTTGCCAATAAATACGTAAAAAAGTGCAAATAAAAAAGCCGTACCTTTTTACCAGTACGGCCAGTTTCTAAATCTATGCTTATTCTTTTGCGTTAATGAATGTTACTTTTTCTCCAACAATCTTTATTCCATAGCGATTTTCATCATACTTCCCAAGTTCTACACTACTCAAACCTTCAGGACTAGATATTCGCATCCCAAATTTATCAATTTCATATTCACCTATTCTAATAACTTCATTACTCTCTTTATCGAATACTTTAATACCTTCGTTATCTATAATAATGGCATTATCAGTGCTTATGATGACATATCCATCTTCCGTTATCTCAAAAGTGGTTTTGTCTTCTTCCTCATTAACAATTCGAAGCCCTTTTAATGTTGCACTATTCAGTTTTCCCTCTTCAAATGCATAGTCCACTGTGCTTATCGCGTTTTCTATTCTATAAAAAGTATCAGAAATACTAGGTTTATAGTTTCCTACCTCTACTCGAATGTCATAACGATAAAAAGGATTGTATTCTAAAGATATTATTCTGGTTTTTACATCAATTCCAAGGGGTGTAAAAACAATATGAACATTGTCTCCTACGGTTATATTCGACAGCTTAAAAAATGATATATCATAGGAAGATTTATTTTCCCTAGAATCGTGGGATACTGCTACATTAATAACATTTTTTGAATCCATGACTGGAACAGAATCTGAACTTCCTCTATGACTTCTGATATTGATTTTATAACCATCGTATTCAATCTCTCCACCCAAAATGGCGATAAATTGCATAAGAGCGGCTCTCCTAGAGACGTTTTGATTGATTTTCATTGAGACATTTGTCGTATAATCAATAGTACCTACACTAAACGGAGTCCCTGAAAGAAGCTGATGTAGTCCATCTGTTGGATCACCTGTAAAGTCAAATGCAGAGATGTTATACATCTCATGATTTAAAACATAAGAAACATGCTCGCAAAAAACAGAACATACCGGAAGTCCCCCTCGTATAGATTTACTAATTTGTACCATCTCAAAATACTGATTATTTACTTTCGCTATCTGTTTTGTTTTTAAGACCAATGCTGACCTTGCCATAACCGTAAAGGAAAGAATAAACTCTCCCTCCAATGTTTCTCTTATATTAGCACTTAAAACTTTCTTAACAGACTGAATAAAGGTGTTTTCTGAATAAATCTCTATCAATGGACTCCCTCCTTTCTGTTATTTAATATCTAGCAACTCCTAAATTTCTAACAGTAACGGTATTCTGATTCCACTGCAACTGAGCAATAACTCTGGTTAGAATGTTACCATCAATAGTTAAAGGTATGGTTACATTAAAAACTGCCCCATTAGAACTATTTACACTCTCAGAAAATGAAGAGTTGAGATCTATATCAAAATCTGTTGGAATGGCCTTTTGCATATCTTTTTTTACATCTCTCATTGTTTTTTCGAATCCTTCTCCCATACCTTCACCCATATTGGCACCAATACCTGCAAAGACCTTAGATGGTGATTGGATTCGAAGAACACCTTTAACTCCTTTGACAATTCCTCCTACCATATCACTGACTTTGTTTTTAAGCCAATTAACCATAGATGCAATACCATCCCAGAGTCCTCTAGCAATGTTTTTGCCCACATCAATAATGGCCGGAATGGCTTTTCCTAAACCCGTCACTATGGCTGTAATAATCTGAGGAATTTGTGCTACTAACTGTGGAATAGCCCGAATCAATCCTGCCGCAAGCTGAATAGTCAGCTGAACACCCATCTCGATAATCTTAGGTAGATTTGTGGTGATAAAAGTAATAATGCTACTAATAATTTGCGGTAAAGCCTGAATTAAAGTAGGCAGTGCATTTAAGATACCTTGTGCCAAACCACTGATAATTTGAAAAGCCGCTTCTAGGACCAAATCAAGATTATTAATCAATGTTTCTACAATCAAAATCACGGCTTCTACGATGGACGGAATTAGTTCCGGCAGTGCTTCACCAATGCCAGTGGCAAGGGTAACAATCATCACAAGTGCCGCTTCAACAAGGGCAGGGAGATTGGCAATGATTCCGTCCACTAAAGTTAGTACCAACTGAAGCGCCCCTTGAGTTATTTGAGGCAATGCCTCAATGAGACCACCCACTATGGTCATAATAATATTTGTCGCTGCATCAATCAGTGTTGGTAAATTATCTAAAATACCGTTAACCAGAGCAATGACTAGCTCAGGAGCAACTTCTGCTATGGCAGCTATCAGTCCAGTAACCACATCTAAGATTTGAGGAAGAATTACTGCTATCTGGTCTACTGTTTCTTTGGCTCCTTCTTTTAACTGTTCCGCTGCACCTTCTTGCCCTGTGATTAGACCTGTAAGACCATCAAGGATCATGGTAAAGCCGGGTAGGAGTTGGGAAGTGATATTATTTTTCACACCGGTAAAAGAACGGGTAAGATTATCCATGGCATCGGTATACTCGACTGCAGCATCGATGGATTTATCACTCATCACAAGCCCTAGCTCGCTGGCTTTGTTCTTTAAGTCTTCTGTGCTTTCTGCAGTTTGGTTTAAAAGAGCTGCTAGTTCCACTGATGAGTTTCCAAGGAGATCATTGGCAATGGCCGCTTTTTCGCCTTCATCAGCAATCCCCTGCAGTCCTCTCACCGTCATCTCAAAGATTTCTTCTCTTGATTTCCCTTGGAGATCTTCCATCGAAATTCCTAATCGCCTGAATTTATCAGTGGCAGAAGTACTACTATTGATGGCATCATCAACCGTGTTATTTAGTTTTTTCATGCCATTTTCTAAAGTAGATATGCTTGCACCATTTTGCGAAAGCACATAGTCCCACTCTTGATAGCCTTTTCTGGAAAGTCCAATACGTTGACTTGCTTTATCAATCTCATCTCCAGCTGCGGCAGCATCATTAGCCATGTCATAAAGCTTTTTACCTGCGGCAACTGCGGCAGTTCCAATGGCAGCCATAGCCGCTCCGATTGCCACACCGATTCCTTTGACAATACTGCCTAGTTTCTCAAATTTTCCTCCCGCATCATCTGCAACGTTGGCACTCTTTTTTATCTCATCACCAAAATCATCCGCTTCATTTCCTGCTTCATCAAAACCTTCACTGGCTTCATTTAGTGCTTTGTTATTTTCATCAAGCTCCCGTTCCATCTTATTTAAATCAGCGTTGGCATTATTAAGCTGGATTTGCCAAGCCTGTGTTCTTTTATCATTTTCACCAAAGGATTCAGCGGCATTTTTAAGGGCAGCTTCCAAAGTACCGATTTTATTCTTTTGTGCATCTATTTCCTTATTTAAAACTTCATTTCTTGCCGTTAAGGCCTGGACAGATTTATCCTGCTTATCAAACTGTGAGGATACCAGTTTCATCTCAGATCCCAGAACCTTAAATGTCTGATTGATGTCACGAAGTGCACTTTTAAATTCCTTCTCGCCCTCAACACCAATTTTGAGCCCAAAGTTATCTGCCAAAATCACCGCCTCCTTCCTAAAACGGGCATAAAAAATACCCGGATCTCTCCGAGTATAAAAAAAGCACCTATTTTTTAGGTGCTAAAACTTATCACAATCGTTTGCTATATAATAAACAAGTAAGCGATACAGCTTTTCCTTGTAGCTCCATTTTAATTTCTTTTTCTTCTGACCTTTCAAATCCTTTGTGTTCGTAAAATTGGTAAGTACAATTATCATCTGTGTATAAATAAATCAGTTTACCTTTTTCTCGTCTGCTTAATTCTTCAAGCAGTTTTGTTCCGATTCCCTTACCGTGTATGGTAGGATCTGCTGCAAGAAAGCAAATCTCCCCATCAGGAATAGCTCTATTTAAATATTTTTGATACATCGCCTTGTTTGCTTCGTCATATATATCTGCTCCTCCTTTAACAACAACCGCCATAATTGCTTTGAACATTTTCACATAGAGTTTTCTCCAAAAAGAGGAATACTGCTTCGGTTCATTTTTCATATCAGCCATTAGAATACCCACAAGCTGATCTCCTATATATGCCGCAACTACCTGTGATGCACGTTCCAATTCCAAATACAGAAAATATCTGCCGTATAAACGAAGTGCTAGTGGGTTATCAACATATCTGTTAAAATTCATTCCTTTGATAGCAAAGTCGATAACTTTACCAAAATCTTTTCTCTGTAATTGCTTGATTTTCACTTCCATGCTTCACACCTCACTATCACTTATTTCTGCAATTTCATCTTTGATAATACCACTAAGCTTTTCTGCTGTTTCAATAAGAAATAAACAGGTATCTTCTCCCAATGAGGAAAGCACCTTTTTCTCAAATCGTTCGGTTTCTTCGAAAATCTTAGAAAAAAAGCCTCTTCCTTCTTCAGTAAAAATAACAAATTTTTCTTTCTTGTTACTCCCAGCTACGAGGGTGACGTATTGTTGTTTAATAAAATCAGATAAAATGCTATGAACAGTAGACTTCGGAAGATGTAACGTGTCACATATCTGTTTTTGCGTAATGTTTTTAGATTCCTCTAACAAATACAGCATCATTAAAGAGTTAAAAGTCAACCCATGGTTTTTTGCAATCTTCGCATAAGCTGAATCAATATTATTGAGCGACTTATTTAATCGCGACATAGTCTCTTTATAATTCATTTGATAACCTCCTCGATTTTAGTGCGAAATCGTACTATATTTAGTATAGCACGATTTCGCACCATTGTCAAGGATGTTCTAGTCAAATTCCATAGGGAATAACATCATCTATGGAAATCTCCCTTTTTTGCTTGCTCAGTCCAAGGAACTGTTTGTGACATTCCCATAAATCCATCAAAAGCCCAAGAGGTGTTAGCCATGTTTCCTCTTCAGTACGATTTAAATGGACTGTTCCGTAATATAAAAGCCGGGTAAAGAGCTCCTCCTCATTTACCCGGTTTGTGCGTTTTTTGAGTCATCTTCCGATGCAATATTTCGTTTCGTCCCTTTAAACATCGCTTCCATCAGTGCGTTTTTATATGTGGCAAGCTCCAAAGGTGAAGTAAGAAGTTCAATCTCTTCTTGAGTGAGAAGACTCTTCTTATCATTCGGATTTCGTAGGTTATAAATAAGCAAACTTTGATTGGCCATTAATGTAATCAGCCAGACAATCTCATCCAGTGCCATCTCGAAGTTTTCTGATTTCATGAGCTTTTCACCCAGGTTTTCAAGCCCACCATATCTTCCTGCAATTTCTTTTGTTGCCCTAGTCGTTAAAATAAGTTCATACTCCTGACCACTGATAGTAATCTTTGCGCTGCGTTCGTTATCCATGGAACATCCTCCTATTCTTCAGTGCCACCAGAGGCGGCAAATGTAGGTTCATATACTTCGTTGTACCATTCGGTAATAATTGATTGTGTGACTCCTTCATCACCCTCGTTAACTTCTGCTTTCCAAGGATGTCTGCCCTGACCATCCAATTTGTTCCTGCGTAGCACTGTCCCTTCAATGGTTGGAGTTGAAAAGGTAATGCTATCGCCTTTAGTAGCCAGATTAGTTGCTGGGATACCAAACTTGACACGATACAGCCAAAAATAACGATACTTTCCGTTTGCTTTTTTAGCCCTAAAGCCTACCGCAACAGGGTCACCGCCATCTTCACTGGTTGAAATAAGCACATGATTGTCATCAATGGTTGCTCCTGTAAGATCTCCTGCAGCAGTCACTCCAATATCATCAATACCAAGCGCTAATGTGCCGCTTCTAAACTCTTTAATGATTTCAGCCGCACCATCATCGGCATAAAGCGTTGCTTCAGCAAGTTCCACTGAAAGCTCTGCACTGATGGCTTTTGCCAAGGGCACCGGGGTTTCATAAGTCTCATCACCGCTTGCATCCTCGGTGATTTTTGCATAATAAAGTCTATCAAGACCAATCGTAGCCATATTTTATTCCTCCATTTCTAATTTAAATTCATAGGGTTTTGCCACATCAATGGCATAGTGGTGGTAACCAGTATCATCTTCATGCCCGATATACCTACGGTCTGTTATTGTAAAATCCGCACCCAATAGAGTGCGGACTAAATTATTTTTAATGCCTATATAGTTACCTTTTACAAATAGGGAAAGTCTAGCTTCCTGCACTTCATATTCTGGCTTGTTATCAGCATGAACCTCAAACAAATCGACAAGAGGTGTGATTACAAGATAAACATCAGGAGGCACACCAGAAAAAACACCTGTCTCTACTGGAATGCTACACATGTCTGCTATGAGATTCAAATCTTTTAAGATGCTCATATTTTATCCACCTCTTCATCAAATCGCTGTTTCATTGCTTCTATACAGGCTTTTCTTGAAGTCCTTCTTGCAGGCTTTAAAAATGGTTTTGGTGGTTGACCGGATTTCCCATACTCTATGATATTGGCTATCTTGGCATTGCTTTCACCATTTCTTCTTGGTTCTTTAAAACCCACTTTTACATTGAAATTACCGTTTCGATCAAGCTTAGCAGGGGAGACACCAAGGGAATCGACTAGTTCACCTGTAGACCGGCTTTTTTCTTTTGTTCCACTTCCAATAGTCCCTTGTAAATTTGACTTTACTGTTTCTACAACTACTTCTCCTCCTGACTCCAGTACCTTCGGTATAATTTCATCTGTCTTATCACCCAGCTTTGAAAGTTTTAGAAGAAAATCTTCCGGCATTTTAACATCTGCTTTAGCCACTTGATGCCACCACCTTTTTCGCCAAAACTTCAATATACATACCTTTTCCTTTTACATCCTCCACACTTGTGATTTCGTATCGTCCATCACTGC